TATGACTGTACCTCTTTCGTTTGATTGTGAGCTATTTCTGAGGCTCCTAGAGCATTGTACCACTTATCTTCCAAACACTTTTTCAACCATCCAAACGGATTGAGCTTTTGAGAAGAGTCTTTGCAAAATAGATTTAGAGCCTTTTCTACCTCTTCTTTTCCAAAGTTCTTTTGAAGAGATTGATATTGCCTCTTAGGGATTGGAACTTTCTTTGGGTCAATGATTTCTTCTTTCTTTGAGGAAGAAACAACTACCGCCGAAGGCGTTTCTTGTGGAGTCTGGTGTAGTAGTTCTTTTCTATATTTAGTCTTATTCTTTATTAGTAGTGTCCCGTTTTCAGTATCCGACTTTTCCGCGTCCGAGAAACGGGACACGGTAATTTTTATTTTAATTTTCGTTTCATGAATAGTATAATTTACCTCCTGAAACCTTCCTCCGACTCTCTGCTGATCTCTTGTAATATATCCATGTTCGATTCCTTCTTTGATAATTGTATAAAGTGAATTCTTGGATTCTTTTAGAAGTGAAGCCATCTGACGGATTCGATAAACCCAGTCATGGGGTTTAGAAAGACAATAAGCCAAAAATCCTTTTAGCTTTAGTGAGATTTCTGAATCTTCCAGAAATTCCTTGTTAAGCATGACATATGGATTGGATTTGTTTTTTGAAACGCGTACTTGAGACATTTTTTCTCCTAAAGGTGAAGGGTTTTTTTTAGGAGTATCTTTTTTTATTTGCGTTTGACTTTTATCTAGACTATGATAAGATCATCACCAAACATAGATACTCCTAACCCGAAACCTAGTTATCACAGTGACATTGAGGTTTCGGGGTATCTTTTTTAATCGTAAGGAAACTATTTATTTTAAGGGAAGAAGAAATTCTTACCCTTCTTTTTTTTTCAGAGGTATGGTAAGATTTTTATCTATGGAAATAAATCAATTATTTTTTCTGATACTCAGCGCAATTATTTTAGGGGGGATAGGAGTTTGTGTTCTTTCCTTAAAACTTCACAAGATAGACAAAAAACTAGATCGCATTGACACAAAGATGGGGGATTTTAATTTGAGAATTACTATCGTAGAAACTAGAATGGAAGAAAGACAAAAAAACTTTATCAGCATAGAAAATAAAATAGACCCTAAAAAAAAACGAGGACGACCTAAAAAAGAGGTTCCTTCTTAAACACTTTTCTTTATATCTACAGACCAATATTTGCACTCGGGCTTTCTGAAAGGATCGAGATCTATTTCTAAAGATTCTAATGCCTTTCGATAATCCACACTTCCTTTTCTTGTCTTTCTTTGAAGAGTTACTCCATATCCTGTTGCTGGGATTCCATCAGAGAACAGAATTAATTGACTTATAAGAAAGCTTTCTTCTTCTTTGAGCTCCTCTTGAGCAGCTTTCACACAAATAAATCTTTCTGAAATTTCTTGCCAATCAGGATTTTCATTCATATCTTTACATCCTTGCTTTACAACATCCCAAAACTCTTTCTCTTTTTCTACTAACTTCTTTACATATTCTTCATCTTTCATTACCTCGTATATTTTTCCTGTTACACCATCAAAGGTTAGGTAAAACATTTTGGTATATCCTATCACTTCCATTTGATGCTGAAGTTGAGGATAATAATGTTTTGGGACTTGCTCATGACAAGTCTGGGAAGTTTTTATCTCTACAAGGATCTTTTCTTCTTCATTGATACCATCCATAGTGGCTCTCATCCATTTTCTTTCAGGATGTTCAAAGCATTTTTGAGTTTCTAAAAAGATTCCAGTTTCACTCATGAAGTAATCTATTGCCATAGGCTCGAGTTGTCTTCCGCGTGCCATCGCAGCATTATCGGGTTGCCTTTCTCCTAAGATTTTTTCTTTCCAAAGCTGATTGATAGATTTAAAAGGCGACACTCCCATGATTGTGGGAGCATCACTAGCTCCTATTCCATTAGCTCGCCACTTGAGCCATTCTTTCTTCTCCATTTTCTTCTCCTTTTTTATTTTTCTTTCTCTTACTAAAAAACTCCATTGTTTTCACATATTCATTTCGAGACATTTTTGTAAGATCGTATATATTTAGTTTTTCTCTAAATTTAGCAACAAGATCAGGTTCTTTTTTAAATTCCTTCATCAGTTTAGATTTATCACTTTCTGTAAGCTCCATAGCTTCTTCTCCATCATCATCTGCCGGACATACACCAACAATGGAAGATAAAGCATAGCGTCTCGCATATGTTAAAGCTGATCCTATTCCTTGAGGGTCAAGCTTCGTTGCCATTATCGGCATATAACTTTTTATCCATTGTCCAGAGGAATGAGCCAGCGTTGTGACTAGAATAATTTTATTTTCCACATATTCAAGAGTTTGTATAACGGCTAATCCTTGGAGTGTGATAGCATCTTTACAAGCATTCCATATACTTGTTAAATCTGCGTAGTCTGACTTAAAGTAGGGATTTTTTGAGTCTTGCTTCGCTCCTTTTATTTCCGATTGAGCTTTCGATAAAGCTTTTGTGAGTTCATTAATTTGTTCTGATTGGTTCATTTTTCTTCTCCTTTTTATATTTTTCCTGGATAAAGAGCTTTGTAGCCCCAATAATTTATTTCTTCTTGTTCTTCATTTTCATATACCCCTTCCTCTTCCTGATCTTCTTCAAACAAAAAGGGATAATCGTTTAATTCAAAATTGAACATATCTCCCTCCTATTTAAAAAATTTCTTTACACCTACATAATGTTTTCTTTCTATTTCTGCAAATTCACGTTCTTTTTTGGCTTTCTGTTCTAAGTAAATTCTCTCTACCTGAAGAAGATATTCTGCACGGAGTTTTATAAATAAAACATCTACAGCATCTTCAAGGTGACTAAAATTGGTGGAAAGTTTATGGTTAAGATATAACATGGGTACCTCAAGGCTATGTTTGACTCACTAGGGACACGTCAAGGTGTCCCTTTTTACTTTTCTGAGTATAATGTACAGCTGTACATTTAGTCAATCATAAAATCGTCCCATCTAAAAACTTTTCATGTCTCCCATACACATCAAACAAGTTGACATAGTGATATAGATTGGGATATTGTTCACCTAAACAAAATAGCGAGTATAGAATGTCAACGAAAAGTGCTAAAATTATTGGAGATTTTTTACAAATTAATCGTGTAACAAAAGTAGAGTTTGCTAAAATCACAGGAATCTGCCGTACAAGTATTTACAAATATTTAGCGGGAGAGCCCATTCATCCATTAAAAGCTAAACAGATCGAAAAAAACATCCTTAAGCATTATCGTATTTTACTTCGGTATGAAAATTTAATTGATTAAATTCTTTTTCTTCTTTATCAAAAAAGAGACGGAGGAAAGATGATTTCTTTGGAATTATTTGGATCACCTATTCCACAAAAAAGACCCCGATTTTGTCGAAAAGGAAAATTTGTTTCTTGTTATGATGAGCAATCGAAGATCAAAGAAGGATGTAAATGGCAGATCAAGTCCCAGTTTAGAGATGAACCTCTTAAAGTTCCTGTATCTTTAGATTTAATTTTTTACATGCCTATTCCTAAATCATTTTCCGCCATAAAAAAAAGACAGATGAAGAATGGGATCATTGCTCATTCTAAAAAGCCAGATATTGACAATCTCCAAAAATTTATCTTAGATTGTCTTAATTCGATAGTCTTTGCGGATGATTCTCAAATAGCCGAGATAAGGGCAAAAAAAATTTATTCTTCTAATCCAGGAACTCTTGTTAGAATTATTCCTTTAGCGGACGAAAAAAGAGAACTTTTATATGAAAATTGTTCAAGATAAATTAGGTAGAGAAAATTTTCTGGATGTATATCTCACCAAAAAAGAATGTGACCTTATAAATGAATATATGGTTATTTCAAAAAAAACTGAGGTAAATGGAGAAGAAGTTCAAGTGGGAATAAAATTAGCATTGTTTGATAAAGAAAAAGAGGATTACATTGATGGGAATATTTAAAAAAAGAACTTTGCATATTGCACAACGAAATGTACACATGGACGAAGTTTTGTCTAAATATTTTTTAAACCACTATCTTTCACTTCCTTACGAAAAAAAAGAACGTAACATAATTGTTAATTATCAGACGTTGGAGAAAAAAGATGCAGTCAACCACAATTCCTAACATTTTAGAAAATATGATCCAAACTTCGCTGGGATATTCTTACAAAAATTTGATAGCTGTTCCTTTCAATCATTTTAAAAGAGATTGTTTGTGGATGGTTTGTATAACTATAGAAAAAGACATCCACTATCTAATGAGTAAAGAAGAAAAAGACATTTACTCTTTAATGATTGAAGCCACGCAGATAGAAGATGCATGTGCTATGGCATTATATTGGGTATTAAAAATCGATGATTAAAGGAAAAAAATGAACGAAAAGAAAGATTATAGTGCGGCCGATAATGTACGTGGCATTTATTTTATGATGAAGAAGATGACAGAAGACATTCAAAAAATAGCAGAAACTTTATCTTCTATTTCTGCAGTTCTTCTCAAAAAAAAAGACGGACAATAAAGAGGAGATAGAGTAAATTAGAAGAATGAAAAAATATTTCTTAAGTTCCTTTTTACTGATGGGGATATCTCTTCATTCTCATTTAGTAGATATTCATATTTCGACTCCAGCAGAAGAAAGAATGATAGAAAGCGCTCAACAAGAGATGGAATTTGAGGAGGACATCAAAATAATGAATGATGCTGAAGCTTCCGATTTACAGAAAGTGGAAGCTAAATTAAATCTTATTAAAAATAATCGGATGGCTTGATGGGATTTTTTACACTAATAAAGATGTTGTGGGAAGGGGATTATTTCCTTTTTTAAACGAGGGGAAGCAGTATCTCGGGAAGTTTCCCATATTTGCTTTCCATCCACAACAAAAAAAGAACCATTCCTATAAATATCACAAATGTCCAGACTAATAATCTGAAAGCTTCATTTTTTTTCCATAAAGTTTTCATAAGTTTCCTATTTTTTCATTATAATACAACATTCTCAGGAAGACTACTAGACATAAAAATAAGTTTATTCTTAATATCCAATAAACAATTCAAGGTATTATATGAAAAAGAAAATCCCTAAAGTACGTGTAAAAAATCCTAACAATGCTCGACCAGGTAATAATTCTGCACAAAAATTAACCACCTCTAAATTAAAAAAAATGGCATATGAACAATATTGTGCTCACCTTGCGAAAGGGAAATCTAAGAGATCGTGGTGCTTTGAACATCCCGATCTTACATTGACCTTTGAAACGATGGAAAAATACATTTTAAATGATCGCGAATTCGCACCTTTACAAAAGAAAATAGCTGAAATTAAAGGATATTATGTATGGGAACAAGTGGTAGAAGATTCAGCAAGAGGGGTTAATAAAGATGCCAATACAGCTTCTCTTCAAATGCTTATGAGAAATAAATTTGGATGGGACAAAGAAAATTCTTTACAAAAAGACACAGCTGAACCATTAGTGAAAAGATTGGCAAAAAAATGGAGAGGAAATTAATGGTGGTGGAGACAGACAAAGAGAAAGTATTATATTTTCCAGAAGAAATTTCTTATCTTCTCAACGACAGATTTCTTCCTAAAATTCAACAAATTTCTAAAAGAATTAAATCTTTACAATTTCCTGACAAAGAAATCCATTCTTTTAGACTCACATTAGGAGTTCATTTTTTACCTTCGGAGGAAACACTTACTCATGAAGATGTAAAACAATCTCTCCATATTCAAATAACTCCTATTTTTCAGGAAGAAGTAGATAAAGCTCGAGAAGAGCAGCAAAAAAAAGAGAGAGAAAATGCAAATATTAAAGGAGATTAGAATGCTTTTTGGGTGTTCTCATTGTCGAAAAAAGAGCAAAAAATTAGAAAAAGAAATAGTTTATTGGAAAGAGAAAGCACTCAACTTTAAGAAAAATCACCAATAAATCATTCTCAATTTATGTTAATTTCTCAAGATCTGTCATCGCTTCAACAAAAGTCCTTTAAAGAATCCAATGCTAAGATAAATATATGGGAAGGAGCCGTTCGTTCAGGAAAAACTTATATATCTCTGTGGAGATTTCTTACGGAACTTGCTGAAGGTCCTCCTGGAGAATATGTTCTCATAACACGTACCTTTGATTCTTTTAGACGAAATGTGCTTCCACTTTTGGAAGAAATGATAGGTGTTTCTGATGTAGGTTGGAGGGGAGGATTGCGCCTCATGAATATTTTTGGAAAGAAGGTTCATGTAATAGGTGCTGATGATGAACGAGCTGAATCTAAAATAAGAGGTCCAACTTTTGCTGGTGCTTATGTTGATGAGATCACAATTATTCCTGAAAGTTTTTTTAAAATGCTTATTTCCCGATGTGCTATGGGCAATGCAAAAATTTTCGGAACCACTAACCCAGATTCTCCTTATCATTGGCTTAAAAAAGATATTCTTGACAACAATCCTGATGTAAAATCCTGGAAATTTAAACTGGATGATAATCCCCTTCTTACCCAAAAAGACAAGGACTATTTAAAAAGACAATATAAAGGTCTATGGGGAGATAGATTTATTAAAGGAAAATGGGTACAAGCTGAAGGATCAATTTATGAGTTTTTTACAGAAGAAAGATGCGTTATCAAAAGCGCTCCTTCCTATACAAGCAGTTATATTGTTGGTGTTGATTATGGCACCACTAATCCCTGCGCTTTTGTTCTTATTGGTGTGGATCGGAATCGGTTTCCTCATTTCTGGGTGGAAGATGAATATTATTTTGACTCAAAAAAACAACAACGACAAAAAACTGATACAGAATATGGAGAAGACCTCCAAAAATTCCTAGAAGGTCATCCTATAAAAGCAATTTATTTAGATCCCTCTGCAGTTTCTTTCAGAATGGAGCTCCAAAAACAGGGAGTCCATAATCTTCTGGAAGCAGAAAACGAAGTCATATCTGGCATTCATTTCATGAGAAAACTTCTTTGGAATGGAACATTAAAAATTTGTGAAAATTGCAGAAATGTTATTCAAGAATTTCAATCATATGTATGGGATGAAAAATTCTCAATCAAAGGTGAAGATAGACCCAAAAAACAGAATGATCACTGTATGGATGCTATTAGATATGCTTTATTTACTCATCTTTTTGGAAAGGAAAGTGCTCGATTAACTCCTCAAGATATTGAAAATATGCATGAAGAAGTATTAGGAGGAAATCAGAAGCTTCCAAGATTTTTTCAAAATGATGATTTTAAGATGTATTAATTCATTGATTTTCTCTCTATTTTTTTATAAGATGGATGGTGAATTAGGAGATTTTATGTCAAATGAACTACCCAATAAGAATTTACTTTCCGTTCGTCATTTTTCCCAAAAGCATCCAACTTTCTCTGAATCTGTTTTAAGACGTTTCATATTTAATAAAAAGTGTAATGGATTTAATGAAGTTGTGAAGAAGGGAGAGAAAAGAAAAGTTTTCCTCGATGAGGAAGCATTTTTTCAATGGGTAGATGACGAGCAAAAAAAGAAAAAAGAAAAGTCACGAGATCCAGTTAGATGGAAATTTTAGGATGTATTAATTATCCAAGCGGACACCAAGGATGAGAAATTGCACACAAAACACCACTTAAAACTAGGAAAGTAATACTAATTGCAGTGTGGATGACAGCATCGAGACGGTAACCTTCTTCCCTTCCTTCTTTCGCAGAACTACGCGCTATAAGATAACAGCAACAGCTCGCTCCCCCTAATCCAATTACATTAACAACAATACCCGTTAGAGCGAGCCAATACGCTTCTACAAAAGGAGTTGACCCATTCTCGCATTTCATAGCCCCAGGAGCAAATCGAAAATACAATGCCATTATAGGAAGAGCTATTTGTTTTAATTGTAATATTCTACACTTGAAATCTCGGTTCCACCAACTACAACACCCTTTTTCATTTTCTTGAGGAACTGGTTGGACTCTCCCTTCCAAAAAATCTACTGGAGGAGTGTCTAATAAATGTGTGGCAGCTGTGGCAATTACGGCGGGTGAGGTAGCGTGTGACATATAATCTCCTAGTTTATGATTCAGTTAATTTATTGATTTTTTTGGAGTTTTTTAGGTCTGAGATTTTCTTTTTTCTTTCTCTGAATTCTTTTACAATTTTAAGATATCTCCTATAAATTATTTTATCTTTCAAAATAAGGTTTAAATCATCTACTTTTTCAATTTTTTCTTCCAATTGTTGAGATAAATCGGTTATCTTTTGATGAAAATGGTTAAAAGCTCCATTTAATTGTCTTCTCAGAGCTTGAATATCTGAAATAGATTCTAAATATTTTAACTCTTCCTCCAAATATGCCTTGGCTCGGGTTTCTACAATGTGTTTTAATAATTTATCTAAATCGCTCATTTTTTTTTGTTATCGTAAATTTATACTGTTTACATTGAGCACATTTTCCGAGGGTGACATCAACATTTTTTACTAAAAAAGGTTTCAATTGGACGGTGAAACAACAGTCAAAGCAGTATTTTTTGTGGATTGTTTTTCCAGAACTTTTAGATAAAACTGTGGGTTGGTGATTAGTGATTGCTTTAGACATCCCTCGCATTTTCCTACTTTATATAATGAATAAGAGTCTTGAGGTGGCATCATCCGAAATAATGTTATACACTCAATACATAAATTTTCCATATTTTTAAAACCAATTTAATTACTTAATTTTCGCAATGGATTTATATTTATTTTCTTTGTCTTTATCATTTTGAAGAGAAATAACTTGATCTTGAAGTTCAGAAAGTAGAGCAAACATTGCTCGTGATCGTCTATCCATTGAATGTCTTACCTTTTCAATTTCACTATATAAATAGGATTCTGTAGAGGAATTTAAAAAATCTAGTTGTTGCATATTAATCTCCATGATTTTTACAAAATTATAAAGGAAGCGAAAAAAAAAGAAAAGAAGATTTATCACACATTCTTTGAAGGAAAATTCGAAACCAGGTATTGTAAAGAAAATATTTTAAAAGGAAAAAAATACTTATGACGCTGTTTCCCAGCCTTTCTCCATCCTATTATGTAGAAAATGATAGAAATATCATTCAAATGATGGATCATACCTATTCTAAATATATCACAATTAATCAATCTTTTTGGTCTGAAGCTGATGTCGATACACGTTTTAAAGTGGGTGATCAAACTTTATGGAATGATATTTATGGAAATCTTCCGGCTTTCCGGAGAAAACAATTCAATTTCAATCGAATAAGAAGAATCATCAATATGATTTCAGGCCATCAACGCCAGCACAGAAAATCAACCTCTGTCATTCCTGTAGAAGGCAGCGACCAACAAACTTCCGATCAATTTTCTAAACTCATGTTCCATGTGAATAGTAGCGGAAATATTTTGCCTACGATTTCTGAATCTTTTGAGGGAGCTCTAACTACAGGAATGAATTTAATGTCTGTATGGATGGATTATAGAAATGATCCAGTAAATGGGGATATTAAAGTAGATAATGTGTCATATAATGCTTATCTTATTGATCCTTATTTCAAAAAAATGGATCTCTCCGATTGCAATTCTTTATGGACTCGTAAATATTTATCGAGAATCCAAGCTCAAGCTCTCCTTCCGGGCAGAGAAAAAGAAATAGAAAATATGACCGGTTTTGGAAATAGAGATGGAAAATTCCAATTTATGCCTGAAGCATATAATTATGGTATGCAGGATTTACTAATCTATGATGAATTCTGGTATTTAGATAGTCGCTCACAGAAAATTCTTGTAGATGGAGAAACCGGAGAAACTATTGAATGGAGGGGGGATGAAGATGATCTTAAACAATTTTTAAAAGCTTATCCTCAAATTATTGAAACCAACTCGATAGTTCCCACGGTTAGACTCGCTATTGTTCTTCAAGGGAAAGTAATGTATGACGGACCCAATCCTCTGGGGACTGATAAATATCCCTTTGTTCCTGTGTGGGGATATTATGATCCTCAAATTCCCTATTTTCCATGGAGAGTACAAGGAGTTGTAAGAGGAATGAGAGATGCTCAATATCTTTATAATCGTAGACGGATTATTGAACTCGATATATTGGAATCTCAAATAAATTCTGGGTATATATATAAAGAAAATGCTCTTGTGAATCCTAAAGATGTCTTTATGCAAGGGCAAGGAAGAGGATTGGCAGTTAAAGCAGAAGCGAGCATGGATGATGTTAGAAAAATCGAACCGGCGCAGGTTCCTCCTTCTATGATTCAATTGTCAGAACTTTTAGGAAAAGAAATAGGAGAAGTTTCAGGTGTTAATGAAGAATTATTAGGATCTGCCGATGATGATAAAGCTGGCGTTCTTTCTCTACTTAGACAAGGAGCTGGTCTCACCACTCTTCAGATTCTCTTTGATCAATTAGATCAATCACAAAAACTTCTTGGAGAATTAACTCTAGACCTCATCCAGAAGAATTGGACACCTGGAAAGATCCGAAGAATTATTAATCAAGAACCCTCTCAGCAATTTTATAATGGAGCTTTTGGTAAATATGATTGTATCGTTGAAGATGGTCTTAATACTTCTACGCAAAAGCAATATCAATTTGCTCAACTTATGAAATTAAAAGAACTAGGAATTCCTTTCCCAGATTCCATTTTAATCGAATCATCTACTCTGCAAAATAAACAGGAACTTCTCAATGCGATTGAACAGCAGGCCCAACAACAGCAACAACAGCAAGAGCAACAGCAAAATGTCCAAATGGAAGTGCTTCAAGCCCAAATTAACGATTATAAAGCGAGAGCCATGGCTAATGAAGGGTTGGGGATTGAAAGAGTCTCGAGGGTCCAGGAAAACAGAGCTCTTGCCATTGAACGCATCGCTGAAGCGCAAAAAGATCGTGACATGGGAACACTTGATCGTATCAAAGCAATTAAGGAACTTACTGATATCGATCTTGGGCAGATCCAAAAAGCTATGGATCTCATTGCAGCTATTCAAAAAGTCCAAGGAGAAGAGAGCAAAGAAAGAACTGCAGAAGCACTTGAAGAAAACACATTACCAACTAAAGAAGAAAAAAATATATAAATAAATTTTGAATTGTGTATTTTAAAGAAAACCCATAAAGCTACAACCAGGAGTTGATAATGGCTTACAACCAAAATAGAAAAGATAGAATGGACGAACGTCGAGGGATGGAAGATCGTAACTATCGTAAAAAAGATAAAATGTCCTATAGAGAAGGAGGAGATAAAAGAGATTTTGTCACCGGTCACGATCCAGAAATTGGAAGAGATGATACATCTGGGATGCCTCGCGATACAGTAATGGAAATGTATCCAAAAAGTCACATGTATGCAGGGGCTTATTTAGACGATAGTATGGCTGGAATTGATGCGACTCAAATTGATTCAGCAGACCAGACACGAAGACATCTCTCTCACCAAAAATAATAATGGTGATGGTGAGACCGCAAGGCAAGAGCCAACAAATAGCGGTAAAAGTGTTAAAAAATAGAGGAGTTTCTCCTGTTAAAAATGGAGAGAGACTTAAAAACAATAAATTTTTATCAACCCAAAAATAGGAAACCAATGCGTCATCAAAATTATCAAGATCGCCTAGATGAACATCTAGGTATGAAAGAGAGACATCGAAAAGGAGATTATCATCAAACTGCTGAAGATAGAATGCATGAATCTAAAGGAATGAAGGGAAAATCTCATCACGATAAATATTATCAAACTTCTAAAGATAGAATGCATGAATCTGAAGGAATGAAAAGATAAAGATAAAATGGCAAAAACTCATAGAAAAGCTGTTTCCAAACGACTTTATTCTCCGAAGGCCGAGAAAAAAATTTCGAAAGTCATGAGAGAGTTTGATAAAGGAAAACTGCATTCTGGATCAAAAAAAGGTCCAGTGGTAAAAAGCGTAAAACAAGCTCAGGCTATTGCAATTTCTGAAGCTAGAAAAAGAGGGTTTAAAGCAGGAAGGACAAAAAATAAGAAATGAATGAATGGAGTGTAATTGGTCAAAAACTTCCACTCTTTAAGTTAGCTCTTTTGTTTATTATTCTTTCTTTCTCTTATCTCATTTTCAAAAGAAAATAAAACATGAAAAATATCAACAACTCCAATAGTTAAAAGGAAAAACAATGGTCGCTCCCCGCGTTACAAAAAAACAAAAAGCAAAAGAAAGGAAAACCGGAAAAACTATCATCGCAAAGGGAAAATCTCTTCCACGAGGAAAAGTTGAAAAATTAAGAAAACAACCCGGAATGGGTTCTCTCGGAAAATGGAAAGGGGTAGCAAAAGCTGATTTTGCTGGTCCAGAAGGGACTTTTCCTATTTTTGATTTAGCTCATGCAAGAAATGCTTTAGCTCGAGCTCATTTTTCCAAGAGTCCTGCTACAATCAGAAGAAAAGTATATGCAAAATATCCACAACTAAAAAAAAGAAATGAAAAATCTACTAAAAAGAGAAAATAATTTTATCCCTATGATTGGATGGATTTTTCTATTAATATTGATAGGAGGATGCGGTATTCATAGCTCTAATCATAGATTTGATCCGACCATATTTAATAAATCTATTAAAGAAGATCACAATATATGCGATAAATCTGTCTTAATTGAAGAAAATCTGAATAAGGAAATAGGGCGCAAAAAAGAAGAACCTGTACAACGAGGATGGTTTTGGTAGAAAAGAAATATAAAAATGTTTCTCAAGTAGGTCAAGCAGTAACGGATATTCTAGCTAATAATCCTCCGAATTATTCAGCTGAGGAGATTTTAGAAGAAATGGGAAATGGCATAACGAAATATATTCAAGAAGCTGCCGATAAAGGAAAAAAAGAATTCGAAGGGAGTTTTTATATTTTACATCTTTTTAATAAAATCCTTGGAGAACATGGAGTTCAAAATGCCATGCTCCAAAAGGCTACTTGTTTTAAAAGTCGACAGTGGAATCCTAAAGAGGTGATGGACGCTCATCCTAATGCTTCTAAGACCTTATATAAAGTAGACCAAAAAAAGGGTTATATAAATCTCGTATGGACTCTTCCAGGACATGAAGACTGCAAATCAATATTAAAAAATCCAGATCTTTATGATAGAAATTTGGTGAAATGGATTAAAGAGGGCACAGAAAATTCT